CCACGTGACGGTTGCCTCCTCTCCAGGTGGAAAGTTGACCGTCATTGTTTGAACTTCGACGTCCCGAAGAATGATCTGGCCGCCATTGCTTGACTCATTCCCGAAATAGATTGCGGCCGTCGCGAGCGTGGTTGAATCGGGCGTATACAACTGCCCCGACGCGAGCCCCGCGGCATCGAGCCCCGCCGCGTTGTGCAAAACGCCGATGCCAGCGGCTAACACGAAATCTGCAATCACCAGCGGATTCGATCCGGTGATCCCTGAGCCCTTCAACGGTGTAACAATCTGAAAACTCTCAACGGTGCGGCCGAGGAAGTTGGCAAAATTGCGCGTGAACGATCCGGTGATGACCGACTTTTCTGAGATCGTTTTCCCGAGCGAGAACGCGATTCCAGAATCACCCACGCCCGTACCATCGGAGCCCATAACGGCCCCGTCTGATTCGTTGATCGCGCCACCCGTGCCCGAGCCCGAACCGATGGCCGGCATCGCCGTGGCCGTGCCTCGGACACTCTGCGCTTTGAAAGCCACACCCAAAAGGAATTCAATATCCGCCATTGTTCACCCCTCTAACGCGCACTCGGCGCGCACTGTGTACCTGACCACCTCGCCGACGCGATCTAGTTGCCCTTCGATTGAGACCTCAATCGGGCTTGAGCGTACCTCGTCGAGCCCGGTCCAGAACGAATCTGCGCCGACACTCCCCACAATGGCCGAGAGAGCGTCCTCGGCCGTCTCGAGCTGCGCCGGCGTCGAACCTGCGGCCCTGTGGAGTAGATCAACCTCAACGGTTGCAATCGTGACCGTGAGATTCGATCCAACGCTAGCCGCCTCGACACCGCTAATCCGTATGGCCGCACGATACGTCGAGCGCTCAACGCGCTGAGAGTCCAGCGTCCCAGAGGTCAGAATCACAAACGACGGCGAGAGCGCAACAAGCGCCGCCTCGAGGTCGGTTTTGAGATCCGCCACACTCATTCGACGCGCTCCGTTTCAATCTCAGCGGCCATGACGACAAACGCTCCGTCTTGAGCCTCGCCCCACGTCTCGAGCACAAGGTAGGCGTCTTGCAACCCGACGACGTTCCCGCCGAGATATTGGTCCGCAACCAGCGCGTCTCGAAAGGCCGCCCACTCGTCGAGCCGGGTCGTCCGGTCGATCGTGGTGCGCCACCATACCGTCACGGCTAGCGCATCCGTCCACGTCGACTGGCCGTATACAATCCGGTCCCCGCGAGATCCAAGAGCACGCACCGCCGCATGTCGCGACGAGCCCTCAACGCTCGGTTGCGACTTCGGGCCCTGTGTCGTGTGGTCGAGCCCCACCGTATACGTGCCGAGCATCGTGGCGAGTGCGCTCTCAAGGTCGCTCTCAACGCTCATTGGCGGCCCCCAACGCGCAACAACGCCCGACGGAACACGCTCGCCGCTTTCGTTTCCATAACGAAATCAGCGGCCGGCCTGAGGAATGGGCGCTTCGGATACGGCGCCAGCCCGAGCTCATGCACGGGGGCATATTTGACATTCGAGCCAACGACGAATTGATTAGGCCGACCGCTCAAGTCGGTTGAGATCGAACCGGAAAGGCGACCCGATCGAAAAGAAAGCTTGCGACGCAACGGGGGCGAAACTCGGCCACGGCCCCGAATGATTTCAACCTCTTTAGCTCGCTGCTCGACGAGGCGCGCAATACTCTCGAGCGCCTGGTCGACGACGGCCCCGCGCACTTTCGGGTCAAGGTCATCGAGGAACGTGCGAATCTTCCTTGAGTCGAGCACGTTTACGCGCACGCCGGTTGTCATATAACTTGCCGATGATTCCGCAGCGCCATCCGAGCAACCGGCAACTCTAAAAGCGCCTGCGTGAAATAGTCGGCCGATCCGGTGTCGGCATTTGCTTGAGCTGAGAGCCCGAGCCGCGAGCCGCCGGCCGTCACGCTCGATTGCTTGAGCACAAACGAGGCAATCTCTCGCGCCGCAAGCTCGAGGTCCGCGGGGATGTCCGAGACGGTTACGTAGTCGACTTCGATCGGAACGGAATCAAGCCACGCCGTCGGAATTCCGCTGCTCAATCGGTCAAGCAACTTCGACCCGTTGAGCCGATACCCACTCGCCGCAACAACTGAGCCCGAGACGCGCACGGCCGTGATCGACGAGGCCGGCTTCTCGAGCACCAGCGCCCCCGAGAACGGTGCGGTATGCGGCTCAGCCGTCACCGTGTCGCCCTCGTAGTCGTGTCCGACCTGGGAAGCAATCAGCGCCGACACCGCATCAACAAAACCACCGATGACGTCGTCATCGCTGCTGGATGTCACGCCGGCGTAGGCTCTCACTTTCGCGACCGTGGTGAGTTTAGCCATCGGTTGACTCTGTCTCAAGATCCGTTGCAGACCCCACCTCAAGAATGACCTTCTCAAGTTTGTATTGCGAGATAAACGCGTGAACATCTTCGGGGATCTCGCCGCCAATCTCGAGCTGCTTCGGGATCATCTTCCCAAGGCGTTGAATGCAACGCGCATCGGGTAGCCCGTTCGCATCCCCCACGATCATTGAAAGTTTCCGACTGTTGCGGAATTTTTGCTCCGCAATCTCGTTTTTGTCTGACGTCGCTTTCGCCATTCTTTCTGTTCCTCTCAATGAGTGCCGCCGAATAGCGGCGCTCGGCACGTGCCAAGCGCCGCCATTCATTGAGCCTAGTAGACCATCTTTCGCCAAGAAGCGTTCGTACCGACTGCACTCGTCGGAATGACACGACCGTCGAGCCGCTCGTCAATCACCCACGTCCGAAGACCCGTCGAAACAGCGCGCTCCGAATCGACTCGAATCCCCTGACGGTTGCCGAGCCCGTACCATTTCGGGTCACCGAAATAGATCACATCGTCCGCAACGGGGATTTCGTAGATGCGCTTATTCAGAAGCCGCCCCGCTTGGTCGGAATCGGTATCCGAAATCACGCGCGCATCTTGCAATGCCGACAAGAAGATCGGCCGGTTGACCGTATCGTTGATCACCATGATGTCGGCCAACGTGGTTCCCGCGCAGAAAAACGCCGCATCTCGGCGATACTGCTCGGGCACCGCGTAATACAGCGCGACAATATCCGCATAGGCAAGCACCGACGGCGTTGTTTCGGCGACGTCGATAATCGTCGCACCGTCGAGACCCTCTGTGATGTCGGAACCTGCCCCGGTTGACGTCGCAATCTGCACGTCTTCCTCTGCGCCGATCGCGCCGCCTGCAACCACCGTGAGCTGATTCGCGATATTGAAGCTCGAATCTTCAGTGAAGTTGCGCCCCGCACTGAACTCAACGCCCAAATCGGTCGCGGCCAAAAGAGCCGAATCCGGGTCAGGTGTATTTTCCGCATAGGACGCGTTTTCAGCTCGGGTTGCCGCCGCCGCCGTGGGAAGCACGGGCACCCGTACCGTTTGACTCGACATGGGAAACGTGGTCACGAGGCCGCGCATTTTACTCGCTCGGTCCCGTTCCATGATGAGCTGCCCCGCAAGCGGAAGCGGAAGCAATTCAGCGCCCGTCCCCGAAGCGAACCCCGAATCAGCATTGGGCGTACCCTCGAGCAGCGCCGCACGCTGAGACGCGCCGACACCGAGCCCCTCGAGATACGCGTCATTGATCTCGTTATAAGATCGGATTCGGCCCTCGATGTTGCCCGTGTTTACGTGCGTCGCCCATTGCTTGACCATCTTGTCGATGCCAGGATTTCGAGCCGATCGAAACTCAATCCGCTCTTCCGCCGATCGGTTGTGATCGTTTTCGAGCTTGCGGTAGAGCGGCTCGATTGCCGAACCGACCGCGCGGAACGTCGAGATTTCGACGCTTTCACCGCCTGCGGGTCGACGATGTTCGCTGCGCTCGCCTCCCTCGTCGCGGCTTCGCTCGCTGTCTCGCTTCGGAATCGGCGCGCGCCGACTGCGGCTCGTTTCGATCTTCTCAGCGAACTCGTTCACCGCCTTGAGCGCCTCGTCACGCGCGTCTGAACGCACGCCCTCGATTGCGCCGGCGAGCTTCTCAGTCATCCGGTTGAGAGCATCCTCAGCCGAGCCCTGGCCCCCGCCCTCGTCCTGGTCGTCGTTGCGCTTAAAGCGCCGCCGCTGCGATTCCTCGCTGCGACGTTGTGCCCGATTGGGCCTGGTCATTTTCTTTCGTGTCATTTTATCGACTCCCCGTGAGCCGCTCGAGCACGTCGCCGAGCGCCTCCTTCAGATCGGCACCATCCGATCGGCCAGCTCGCTCGAGCTGGTCGAATGTAACGTCCAGTGCATGATTAACGCTGAGCATTCCTTCCGGGTTGTCGTCGCTAGAGTCGTCGCCCGACCCTGCTTCCCTTGCCGCCTCGAGCTGCTCAACGCTTCGCTCGAGTGCGCCTATGATCTCGCTCGCCCTGACCGTCGCCGGGTCATCAATTCGCGAAATCAGTCCATCCCACATTTTGCGGGACACCTCCGAAGTCGCCTCGCCCTGACGTCCAATCAGGGCCTCGCGATCCGCGGGGATACCTACGATTGATTGCTCAATCGCTTTCGATGCTTCAAAGAAGAGGCCGTACTTTTTACGGTAATTCTTCTCGGTGTTCGTCACCTTCGCAAAATGCTCTTTGGGCAAGTCGCGGCGTTCAACGTGCTTGATCGAGTCCCACGTGAGGGACGTCCCCCGCACGTGACCGCTCGAGATCGCGTCGACTAGATCGCGCCTCGCCTCGAGCTGCTCGCCGTCACCCGTCAACCGAATCTGCCCGACACCGCGCAGCGCCGGCAAGCCGTCAACCTTGGCACGTCGCATTTTGGAGACGGTGCCAAGATTCGACTGCACCGCTCTAGAGTGATCCATTTGCAGGGGGATCGTATCTGCGAATTCGAGGCCGCGAATCGAAATGATATGCCCGTCGCTGGCCTCGCCTTCGGTCGCGAGCACCATATCGAACTCACCCGAATCGGTGTCGATCGCTGAGTCAATGCGGCACTGGCGCGAGATACGCTCGGGCGCCGGGTCGGCACGGTAGAATCGTCGTCTCATCTCAAACCCCCTCGAGCACCGGCGTCGAAAAACACCGGCAATTGATCGCGTTGTGAGCAGACAATCGGCCGCCATCCGCTGAAACCCTCGGTGCCTGCGCCTCTTCGCCGTCGCCGAGAATGAAGACCTCGTCCACTCGAGCGGTTTGGCCGTCGATTTCGTGAGTGTCTCTCACATCGCCGTCACGCGCGTTGTTCCAGCGCTTGAGCGTGACAACGTCGGATTCGATATAGCCGGCGAGCTGACCCGTTGACGTCGCCCAGCCGACCTCGGTGCGTGCGATCGTTCGAGCCCGCGACTTCGACGCCTGGTTGAAGACCTTGCGAATTCTCGAGGCCAGCTCTTCCTCGCTCTCGCCCGCCTCGAGGCCCTTTCCGATTGAGTTCCGCAGGCGCTTTTTCGTAGTTGCCGTCGTTTTAGTGACAAGATCGGCGCCCATTTCTCGCACGGCCTTGACTGCGGCGTCATTGAACGAGAGAGACGGCCGGACCTCGAGATCGGCAAGCACGTTCTCGGCCGACTTCTGATAGACCTCGAGACTGACGGGGAACATGATCGTCTCAAACACGCGCCCGAACTCGAGGCTCTCGAATAGGTCGTCGATCCAATCTCCCCGCGAAAACGCCCGGGCCGTTTCCTCGTCGACATTCTCAGTCTCGCGTAGCGCCGCAATCGCTAGCCCTTTCTGAGCTGCGAACGCTTGACGCGCGGCGCTGGTCATACGCGGAATGAACGCGGCCTCACTTTGCATCAGGCGCTGCCAACAAGCATCCGGCGTGAAACGAGACAAGACCCGAGGATGAAAGCTCCCAGACGCGCGCGCTGCCCGTGCGGCGTCGTCCTCGTCGGTTTCACCGGCGATCTCAACGGGGGGCGGTTGGTGTGAGTCCTCATCCTCGAGCCCAAACGCATCGGCGTCGTACGGCACGTCACCAAACGACCCAACGGGCAAGTCGCCCCACGTGACAGGCTTTTCCCCTCGATCGGCGAGAATCTGATTGACCGAGCGCACCTTAAGCGCAGCGTCTTGCGCCTCGGTTCTCAATCGAAGGTCCGCATCTTCATCGATGAACTGCTCAAACGCAACGCGCGTGTCTCGGCCATACTCGGGAAATGCAACCTGATGTGAGAGTGCGTCTGCGATCAGGCGCGTCTGCGGCTTGATCGTATGGCGATCAAAGACAAGTCGGTTCGTATCGGCAGCCGCTCGATTAGCGTCGACGACATCGCCCAGAATCGAGCGAGGAACGCCGTTCGCCATCAGCAGTGTGTCTCGGCCATACTCGAGGAACGAGCGCACTGAGTCGATGTCAGAGAGCCCGCCCAGCTCATGCACCTTGTAGCCATTCGGTAGGAACGCCGGCACGCCCTGGTTTTCGCCCCCGCGCCGGTTGTATCGGTTTTGCCAGTCTGCCCAGAATTGTTCCCGCTGCCCCTTGCCGGCCACTTCGGCGTCGTCGGACGCCTGCAATACAAGTTTGGGCGTCGCATCGTTTTTGAAATGCCCCCGCATCGTTGAGCCCGCGAATTCGGTTGCGTCGAAATTGGACGCCTGCGGCCCGATGACTCCAACACCCTTAAACGGGTCGCTCGGGTCAGGGTCATACATGTGCACGACCTCTTCACGGCCGTAGCGAGTCTCACCGGCCTCG